CTTTAATTCACTAAGTAAACTTTTCGCTGGACCTCGATTGGTTCAGTCAGAATTTTTTATGTGTTTGTATGGTGCTAGGGAGAAGAGAATGGAGTTGGCTAGGAATAAAGTAAAGCACTTTGTTTCTCATATAAGTAATCCTAGAGATGATAAAAGAATGATAGCACAAGGATCTTATTTTGGTAAAATGGCAGCTCAAGCCGTTTCCGTGGCAATTGATGAAATGGATGACGATAAATGCACGGATAAAGCAAGTGATATGTCCGCAGAAATAGTGACGGAAACGATGAAAAAGTTATTTGAAAAACTCAAGAACTATGTAAAGGAATTTGTTTCAAATTTGAAAAATAATTTGAGTGATCTTTTGTCAAACTTGAAAACATGGTTGCAAACTATGTTTACACAGATAAGAGATTATGTTTCTGATGGTTTTAAGGCCTTCACTGATAGCGAAGTTTATGATCTGTTGACACGATTATTTACGGGTTTATTTGTTGTGCTGTCTTTGTGGTATTTGCGAAGCAAGTTGAAAGGGATGTTTTGTTTGTTTTATTGTGCAATAGCTGATGTATTGGCAAAATTGAATCCAGAAAATAAGGATGCAATGACAAATGCAGTTAACGCAGCCTTGGTTGATGACGTTATGGAAGCACAGGGATTTGGTTCTTTTAAGGACTTTACGCCTTGGATCGTGTTGATAACACTAGTTGGGTTTGGCGGTAAAGCAATGAACCCTAGTCTTTTTTCAAATTTGTTGATAAGAGGACCGTCTCTATTGGAAGCGTTTGCAAATAGTTTTAAAAATATTGCAAATACTGTATATAAGTGGTGGTATGGGAAGAATTTTTTTCCGTCAAAAGATGTTGAAGATGAATTTCAAGATCTTATTCAGCAGATACATGCGTTTGTATGTATTGATAATATAGAGAAGAGACTCATGACTGATGATGAACTTGCAGCGAAATGTATTTTTATATTTGAACGAGCAATGAAAATGAAAATTCTTATGTTACAAGGAGAATTTGATTCGAAC